TGAGCGTCGACAGGATGACGAAAAACATGCCGTTGAGGCGGGGTTTGATTTCCAGCAGTTCGCCTTTACAATCGAGAGCGATTTTTGCGCTATGAAGCGGTTGTTCCCGCCGTTCGAATAGTAGGCCACCAGTGTTTTCATTTTATCCTCCGTTGGTTAAAAAAAAGCCCCTCCGGAGAGGGGCGGTTGAATTATATTTTTGTTAATGAATATCTACCATCAGGGTTAAAACCGCCGCCAATTTTTTGAGATAAATAGTATCCAAAATATCCGTCATATCCGTCTGGGTTTTTACACCCATCCTCCCATACCCCATTTAATTTAACTCCGGTACGTCTCATGGCAGAAATTAATTTTTTTTCAAAAATTTCAGTATCTTTTTCATTTGCATCAACAGAAAATTCAGCGGTTTTACTGTTTTTATTATTTTCAACTCTGTACCATATAGTGCCTACTAAATCATATTCAGATATCGGTTTATTTTGGTGTCCGCATTTTTTACAAACGCCGTTTGCATCCAATTCCCCATTGCAATTAGTAATTACTGGCTCTGATTCCTGTCCATTCTGAAATGATCCTGTCCACTCTGAACATTTAAAATCATAGATTACATTTTTAATTTTTTCTATTTTAGTTTTCATTTTATACCTCCTATGGTATTTATTGGTTTGCCCCACCTGCTACAACAGGGCCGGAAACCTATCCGGCAGGGGCGTTTTTTATTATGTGTCTATATTATCTCATTAATTACAATTTGTAAACAAAATAATTACAAAATAATCATTATTTTTATCTTGCTTAGAATCCGCTCGGCTGTAGCTGTGGATGGAAGATAGGCGGTTTTTATGGAGGAAATCGGGCAGGTGATTGATCTATATATAGAGGATATCGGGCAGGTATCGGGTGGACCGTGTGCGGATCGGGTAGGCGCACGTCGTAGGCAGTAGTCAGTAGGTATCAGGGAGTCAGTAGGACAGTGTGACGTGCTGTATGTATATGATACGGATAGCAACCTCAAAGCCAAAAGTCAAGTAAATTGTTACTATTCGGTAACATTTATTTCATCGTTAAATTATTATGATACTTTTTTGTAACATTTCTCTTGACATTTTATCAAGATGTGGTGTAAATGTTACATTATCAGAAAACCATTAACTACTAGTAATTTTTAGTGATTGTTGATAACAGCCCTGGTCCGGGATTTTTGTTTTTAGGCGGTCTAGCTCAACTGGCAGAGCGGACAGATTTTAGATCTGTGAGGTTTCCGGTTCAAATCCGGAGGCCGCCTTTTATTGCGTATTAGTGTAACAGACAGCACACCTGTAAATGAGACTGTACACATCATGCAGACAGAGCCAGTGCAACTCCGGCACCGCATACTATCACCCCTCACACATAGGAGGTTTTTAACCATGATCCAACTCGGCCAACCCATCAACCGCAAAAAGACAATCAAATGCCCGTCATGCGGTGATCGTGTTTTGTATGTGTTGCATGACCGCAAAGCAGGCGACAGGCTGAGGTATCAGGATGTGCGCTTCCTCCAGGCATCAAAAACGACTGTGCGGAATCCTCTTTACTGCGCCAAGTGCGATAGCCAATGGATTAATAGGAGCACTGGGAGGCTTATCTCATGTGGTAAGGATGACTCCCGCTCTCTACGCCAGACAGTAAAGGCCACGGAGATGAAGGCGAGCAAGGCCAGTAAATCCAAGGCTTCCAAGGTTGATTACGATTTTCCGCCACTCACACGCAAGCAGGTCAAAGAGTCAAACGACAGGCAGAACAAGCTGAACGCAAAGCCACAGCCCAAGCGCAAGGCGGTGCGCGAGTGAACTCCATCCACATCACAGCAGGAGTCGGAGAGATTGAACTCAGGATGACGCCTGAGCTTGCATGGCTGCTTGGATACCTGAGTAATGAGGCGTTGAGGAACTGATGACAAACCCAATCCACCCAACAACCCGCCAATTAAAATTCTTTGAGCTGAAATGCAAAGGGTACACAAACGAGAAGGCAGCTGTAGATGCTGGATACTCCAAGAAATGCCCTAGGCGCATAGCTGAAGCACTCGTGAAATCCGCATGGTATAAGGCTTTGATGGGCAGGCACGTTGCGAAGGTGGAGAAGAAAATAGAGATAAGCGCGGATAAAATAATCACTGAACTTTCTCACTCCGCTTTTTTTGATCCGATAAATGTTTTCGACACAGAAACCGGATGCGTTAAATCAATCAACGATATTCCAGAGGAAACCCGCAGAGCTATTGCATCTATTGACGTTCAAGAGACGTTTGAATTCAAGGACGGTAAAAGGGAGTGGAACGGGTATATTAAGAAAATAAAGTTTTTGGATAAACTCAGAGGTAATGAGCTGATTGGTAAAAACATCGGCATGTTTTCTGATAAAATGAAAGTTGAAATCGACGCTCCTGCACTCACAGCGGAATTAGGGCGACTACTTGGATATACAATCAAATGAGGCTTTGCACGGACACAATCAAATTAATTGAGATGATGAAAATTCCAACGGCTGAAGGATCTGCCGGAATGGATTATTTTAAATTGTGGCCGAAGCAAAAAGAATTTCTTGAATTTTTACACAACGTAAAAAGAATCGTTATGCTCAAACGTAGGCAGGTAGCTGGCACACGTCTCACAGGTGCGGATTCCGTAGCCTGTGCAATATCAATCCCTAACTGGATTTGTTTGATTCTGAGCAAAACAGAAGCGGACGCCATAGAGAACCTGAACAAAATCAAATCGATGTTTAAATCGCTTCCAGAGGCAATTGTAAAAGCAGCAATGGTGACGGTTGATAACACTACAGAATTATCATTTGCCAACGGTAGCCGGATAATTTCATTTCCTGCTACCAGAGGATGCGGTTTTACAGCAGACAGGGTGATTGTTGACGAGGCCGGAAAGATTGTCAGAAGCACATCACATACTTCCCTTGATGCGCTTTTAAAAGAGGTTGAGCCGACATGTGACAAACTTGATGGACAGCTTATTATTTTAGGAACGGCCAACGGCTACAACCTTTTTGAAAAGTATTATTCCAAAGCGAAAGCCGGAAAAGGGAAGTTCAAGTCTTTCTTTTTTGGCGCATACGATGACCCGACATTCAACGACGAAAAAAGGAAAATGCTTGTCGAGGACTTCGGGGAAGATCACGTCAAACAGGAATACCCCAGGGATGACCTAGAGGCCTTCCTTATGTCTGGCCGGTGCAGATTTAACAGGGCTTCAATCAGCATACTTAAAAATACCTGCGTTGAACCTGAAATCGGCTTCCTAGAGGAAGTCAACGGAATTGTAAGATTCAATTTACACCCTGAAGGCTGGCTGAAAGTTTGGCGCAGACCTTCGGATGTTACAGAGGTTTTCGCTATTGGTGTAGATACAGCAGAAGGAATTGTCGAGACAGATAAAAATGATCCTGACTTTTCAACCGCTTGTGTACTGGATAGAAATGCTTTTCAGGTAGCTGAAATTCAATGCAGACTTGAACCGGATGTATTCTCAGTTGAAGTAAAAATGCTTGGGATATATTACAATAGCGCACTTATTGGAGTGGAGCGTAATAAAGACGGGTTTGGAGTTCTTTTAAAACTTAAGGGATATGGGTACACCAATCTTTATAGCCAGGAAGATTTTGACCCTGACCGTAAAATTAAAGTTAAAAAACTTGGATGGGTAACAGGACCAATTTCAAAGCCTATGCTTATTGGATACGGGGATGAATTAATCAGGAATTTGAAAGTTTCAATCAAAAGTGAATTTTTAATTAAAGAGCTGATGACTTATGTAGTTAATAGCAACAGCTCTACAGGTGCAGAGGAAGGCTGTCATGATGATTTAGTCATGGCCTTCATGATTGCGCTCTGGATGCTTAAATACGTGCCGGAGAAGAATCCTATACCAATTAATAAAGTTGATTCATACCGTGACGAAAATTACACACCTCAAGACAAACAACTACAGGAAATAAGGGGATATTAACAGATGCCCGAAGATAATAAAAAATCAGACATTAATTCTCGGATTGATGAAATCACCCATTTGATTTGCGCCTCTGTAAAAGAGAGCGAATTGGATTTAGCTTCAACCCTGCATAAAGAGTGGGATAAATGGGATATGGATTACAGGGACAAGAAGCCGACAAAGATTTTTCCTTTTCGGGGATGCGCTAATTTCAGCGTCAATATTACCTCTACGAACATTGACGGAATGACGCCTAGGCTTATTGAAGACCTGTTTGACTATGCGGAGCCAATAGAGGCCGTGTGCGTTGACGTGCAGGAGGAAGACGGGAAACTTGCGTCAGCAATCAATCGGTTTCTCTCGTGGGATATTGAGTCAAATGACAGCCTGAGAGAAGAATACTGGTATTGCATCGAGGGAGCGGAGACGAGAGGTCTTGATTTCGCTTACACCTATTGGGAGAGCGAAAAGGGTTATATCAAATCCGATAAGCGGATCCTTTTAATCAATGGCAAACAGGGATTAGGCAAAGACGGAATGCCTCTTGAATACACGCCTGAAGTCATTGAAAGCCTTAAGGCCAAAGGTTATCAGGTTGAAGAGCAGACGGTAACAGTAAAAGAATTTAAATACAAAAAGTTTCAGCCTAAAACGGTTTGCGTTGATGGCCGAGATGTATCTTGGAACAAAGACGCTATAAGCATTGAAGACGCTTTTAATAACGGTTTCGTGTCGTTGAGGATATGGAAGACACTCGACGAAATTAAAAGAATCGTTATCGGTGATGAGGAAAGCATATTTTCAGACTACAAAAATTTTGAAGAAATAATGACCGGACACACGGACGCAAAGGCTTTATATCAGGCATGGAAGCCGAAAAAAATTGAATTCAGGCTTGTATTTACGAAGCTTGACATTGATGGTGATGGACTTGAAGAACATGTGATTGTTCTTGTTCATCTGGATACTGAGTCTTTAATTGGCATTCAGGAATTTCCTTATGACCATATGGAATGTCCGATTGTTCCGTTCCGAATTAAACCACTCCATAAAAAAATTAGCGGGGTTGGAATTGCTGAGATGCTTTGGCATGAAAAGGGTTATCTTGATTCAATGCGTAATCAGATGTGCGACAATAGAACGCTTCACAACTCACCCACCCGATTATTCACCAAAGCCAGTAAATTCAACCCCTCTATTCATCGCCCAGGCTTCGGGGCTGTTTGGGAATTGGAAGATATTTCAGACAGCGCAATGAGAATTGAACAGATTACGCCAATTCATAATGACATTTGGAATGAGTTTTCAACGTTAAAGAGCGAAGCAAATCAGCGTGTAGGAATGTCAGAGATTACCAAAGGCGCAATGCCGGATCAGAGCATGACTTTTCGAGGCATGATGATGCTTCTTGAAGAGGGATCAAAAAGCCGTGGGATGTTTAAGCGTTGGATTGCTCAAAGCATTCAGAAGGTCTCTTATCAGCGTTTAAGGCTTTATCAACAGTATTGGGGAAGAAACGCAAGACAGGATAAGCAGATACAAGCTTGGATCAATGAAATTCTCGGAGAAAACAATAAAGTTTTTACTGAGGCCGGAAATATTGACGCTCTGGATCATAGATTTAACATAGTTCTGAAAGCGACGAATGACGACAAGAAAGTTAATGTTGTTCGTACCCGGGACACATCTGAATTTTTATTGCAGATGCCGGAAGTGCAGCAGAACCCGAAATATAAACGCAGATTAATTATTGACCAGTTGAGAGCGACCGGAGTCAAAGACCCTGACAGCTATTACCCGACGATTGAAGAGATGGAATCATTAGAACAGGCCAGAGTAACAACAGCACAACGTCAGATTGCGGAAGAACAGGCACAGGCGCAGGCACAGGAAGAACAGAAGCTTGCAGACATACGGAAGTCAGAGGAAGACGCAGAGATTGTTGACATCCATAATAAGACTAAAGAGCGTGAAATCGGGAAGCTTGAGACTCTTGAAAACCTTGGATTAATGGAGAATATTGAAAATACGGAATCAGAACAGAATGCTGTTATAGCAGAAACAGCGAAGGAGTTTTAAAAATGGGATACGATAAATCAGACAAGACAAGAAATGAAAAGATTAACGCTGAGCAAAAAGCGACGCTTGAAGGACAGAAACAGCAAGTGAAATCTGATTTGAAATACCTTCAAAACCTTGTGGATCTTAAAAGCCTTCCTGCATGGCAAGAATCGGTTGCTACTCTGATTGAGGAATACAAAGTCAGGCTTTACAAAGAGCTTGTTGAGGAAAGCACCGTAATGAAAGACGGAAAGGTAAAGATGGTTGAAGGCGGAGAATTGCTTATCCGTCAGAGAGTCCATAACCGGGTCCAGATGTTTATAAACCAGTTTGAACACATTGAAGAGAAGATGAAAGACATTAAAGCTAAACTCGCACAGATTGAAAAAGACGAGGAAGACTTGGAGGAAGTTGAATAAATAATTTTTAAATAAATCGGGTTTCTTTTTGGTCCGGCCAGACTGAAGAGAACGCAAGAAAAATTAAGGGCGCAATTACGTGCGTAATCACGTAGCTGCGTCCTTTTTTTTTGCCCGAACAACAAACAAAAAACCGGATAGCCACCCAGAGCAACGGACTGGAAACAGCACCCAGAGCAACGGAACTTGAAAGGAAAATACAATGAGTGAAGAAGTAACAGCAGAACAGACAAACGAAACAGAAGTCAAAACAGAGGTTGAGAAATCATCTTTTGAGGCTTTCCAAGACCGCGAAAAGTCTTTTAGTGAGCCGAAAGAAGAGGAAGTAAACCCATCTGAAAAGAAAGCCGTCAAGCCAGCCACCCCTGTAAAGGAAGCTGAAAATAAAGAGGAATCCGAAGAGGCCGACCCTGAAAAGGAAACCGATTCAGACCCTATTGAAAAACGGCTTAAGGACAAAGACCGTTACATTACAAGGCAGCAGGAAGAACTGAAGGAATTAAAACTGAAGCTCTCAAAGAGAGACAAGGTCATTCATAAATTCGGATCTGAAGCAGTTGTTTACGATAATGACGGCGATCCAATTGACTTCAGGTTCGATGACAAAAAAGAAAAGTCTGAAACTGCAAAGGAAGACGCTGAGCCTCCACTTCCAACGGGCGACGAGCCTTTAGAAGTTTATACCGACATGATCGCTAAACGTGCCGAATGGAAGTATGAGCAGAAGCAGAAGGCAAAGGAAGAAGCAAAGCAGAGAGAGCAGGAAGTAAAAACAGAGAAAGAAGAGGCTGATTTAAGAGACAACGCCTTTAAAGAAGCCGTTGACGAGAATATCGAGATCACAGCCGAATTATTTCCTGATTTAAAAGACACTGAATCAAAGCTTTTTAAAGAGGCCGATAAAATATTTAAGGCGAACCCAAAGCTTAAATATCGACCTGATTGCAATTTCATTTGTTTCTCTGAAGCCGCTAAAAAACTTGGAATTCCTCCTGTTACTTCAAGCGACACAGAACGCACAGAAAAACGTGACATTAAAATCACACCGAAAAAAAACCTTATGGAGCTTGGAAGTCAGGGCGGGAAGGACTCGCTCAATATGGACACCGGCTTCATGAAATTTAGAAAAGACGAACAACGGTTCCAGTCTAAAGATTAGACGAACCAAAGGAGATAAATATTATGGCCAGTTATGTACTGCCGAATTCACTGACAAAAGCAGATTACGCAAACGGAATTCCTGTCGTTTATGACGACATGCTCCGCTATGATTCTGCACCTCATTCAATCACAAAAGCACTTGAAGGCCCAGAAGGATCAAAGAGCGCAATCTTAAGAAAAGACGATGTGACGAAGAAAGCCGGAGAAACTTTTCATTTTGAAACTCTCGGTTATTTAATGGGAAAAGGCCGCGGAACCGGTGAAAAACTTCAGGGATTTGAAGAAAAGCCAGTTCTCGGAAGATTCTCTTTAACGGTAGGTCTGAAAAGACATGCCGTTTCTAGACAACAGGAAGTTGACGACCTCGCACTCTTCAAAGTTGGAGAATGGGCTAGGCCTCAGCTTGCTGAATGGTTTGGGCGCAGAATGGACAATGACGCTTTTGTTCAGTACATCACGACAGACGCACAGAAACAGATTTATGCCGGTAATGCGACGGCTGTAACAAATTTAAGAAAGTTGGATGGTACTCTTGCCACTCTGAGCGTTGCATCTCTCAGGAAGGCCGGAATTACTCTTGAATCCACAGGCGCGCCACCTATCATTGAGATTAACAAAAAAGGAAGAGCGTTCCCGATTTACGGAGCGTTCATCTCCACTTTTGACAAGTACAACCTCATGCTTGATCCTGCTTTTGAAAAGCTGAACATGTACGCAAACGTTGCCGGCGAAGACAACCCTGTATTTACGGGTGCTTTCGGAATGATTGGAAACATGCTTCTTTACTGCACACACCAGATAAGGGGTGACGGTGGGGCTTTACGGCCTGAAGCAAAGATTTATGGCGCACATGCCGCAGATGCGACTACTATTGTTGTTGGTTCGGATACCACAGGGATTATTGATTATACTGAATTTTTTCCTGCTTCCGGAACTCTGTCAATTCTTGGTGAAGACGGAGCGGTTGAATATGTGACCTATACCGCAAAGACAACTTATTCTTTTACCACTTGCACAAGAGAAGTAACTTACGGAGACGTTACTTCCGTTGCTGCAGCTTATACAGGCGGAGCGACAAATGAGGAATACGTTTCTCTCGGACATTTCCAGAGCAAGATTATTTGTTTTGGTGCTCAATCCATGATGAGAGCTTTTGCAAAAAATACCTCTCACGTGATTCAGAAGTCTGACTTTGACGAAGAAATGGGTATCGGTATCCGGTACATCGCAGGACATAAAGCAGTCCAGAACTCAAACGGTAAAAATAAATCCTATCTGATTATGAACGCTTGCTCGTTCCCTTCAGATGCGTCTTTGAACTAAACAACAAACAGGAGAATGAAAATATGAAAACAGTTAATTTTTTAATCATGTTTGTGTTTTTACTTGGGGTTATGAGCATTTCCGAAGCAGGAAACGCAAGACGCCCGACGTTTGCGGCTGACCAGACAGCAATCGTTGACACAGACAATGGAAGATCAGCAGATGTTGACTCTGTTTATGATGCTCTGACAGTTAAAAATGCCGGTGGAAATACAATGATATACGCAAACGCAGATGAAACTGTCATTTCTACCGGATGTATGATTTCAAGCATCTCTTTTCTAGCGGATACGGCCGGAGAGGATGTTTTAATCTATGACGGGAACGGAACCAGTAAGGTTTTGAAATGGCGAATTATGAACGGTCTTGCAAACTCCACAAAGGAAATCAGTTTTCCAGGTGGATTGAAGTTTGAAGATGATGTCTATGTCGATGTTGATGCAGGTGACGAAGTTTATATCTGCTATACCTCTGAATAAACAATAAACTAATAAGGGGGGCTTCGGCTCCCCTTATTTACCATGACAATAAATAAAGAATTTCCAATAATTGAAAGTGAAACGATAATGTTTGATACAGTTTTAAAGATTCTGGTTTTCCTTTCGACTCTGGCATTTATGCCAGGGCAAAGCCTTTTTGTATTTGAACAGAAATTCTTTATTCTATCAGTAATCATTCTGACATTAGCTTCTTTCACATGCGAAAAACAGAGAGACTTTAACCCGTGGTTGATTATCGGATTAAATGCAGTATTTATTCTGAACGTATTCACACACGGATTTAATTCTCTGGTTTTGCTTTACGCTTTCAACGTGTTTCTTTTGTCTCTGGCTGTTTATCTTGTGGCTTCATATACTGAAGACTGGAAATCCGTTATTAAATGGATTTTCATTTCCTATCTTTTATCCTGCATTGTCCTTGTCTTTCAGTTATTCGGATATAACCTGCTTCAGTCTTCTCTAGGCATTGATTCAGGCGGTTTAATGGGTAATCTCCCTAGATTATCGTTTGTTGCCTGCCTTCTGCTTCCTTTAGCTTTTAAAGTAAAGGCTAAATTCATTTTGATCATTCTGATTATTTCTTCAGTTGGAATAGTTTTTCCTCAGTATTGCGTTTATTTAACGCTTTTAATGTGTTTGTTTTTTTATATTGAAAATGCAGACACAAAAATCTTTATCATTATTTTATCCGGATTAATCGCCTACTATGTTTATCTTTCAAAACCTGTCTCAATCAATACACGGATTGATTATTATTACCCTATAATCATGGATTTCATTTCAACTTACTGGATGACCGGATATGGTGCCGGGATTCCTTTCGCTCAAAATATCGGGGCAAGGGATATGCAGATTTATTCCTCAATCCTTCAGTTTTTCTTTGTGACTGGAATATCAGGTGTTATCTGGTTTTGTTTCACGTGCATCAAATTCTATGAGTCTTTCAGGGCTACAGCTCTGAATTTATCAATATTAGCCTTATTGATTATTTCAATCTGGGAATACCCGTTTGAAGTCAGAAGGCTCTGGTTTCTTTTGGCTGTGTTAATTGGATTTTTAATCATTGAAAATAAGGAAAATATCAAATCATGAAAAAAGAACGCCCGATTGTAATCGTTAAATTTATCGGTGATAGCCAGTTTATTCAGGCTTCGGAGGGATTGAAAACTTTCACGTTCCAAAGAAATAAAGAAGTTAAAATCACTCATGAGCTTCTTGAGCTTTTAATGGAGGCATACCCTGGAGTTATCGAAATCGTCGGTGTCGAAAGAGAAGAAACGGAGATTGTCGAAACAAACCTTGATGAATCACAGCCTGAAGTCAGGACGATTGCCAGACGTGGGAGAAGACCAAGAGCATGAACCTTTCACAGATGATAAACAGATTAATGCAGGACTACGGGGAACCGAACTTTAACAAGTTTCCTTTAGACCTGATTAAAGAATGGTTTGACGAGGCTCAGAGGGTAATCAACAAAGAAACGAAAAGCATCAATAATACTTCACTTGTCACTGCCGTAAATAATCAGCGGGTTTATTCATATCCGACAGATATTCTTGATAAAGCCATTGACGATATTTTCTACGGGGATGATTCAACGAACACGGACAAGATTCCATTAAGATTTGAAACAATTGAAAACCTGAAGCTTGTTGACCCGTATTTTTACACACGGACAGGCAGCCCGACACATTTTTATCATGATCCGCATGAAGGGAAATTCGGTCTTTATCCTTATGAAGCTTCTGTTTCAAACGGAGCGAATAAAATCAAGATCAATTACCGTGGCAAGCATACCAAAATGACACGGCTTTATTCAACCGCAACGGTCACTATGGCGGCTTCTGCTTCCGTGGTTGGCTCTGGTACTGTTTTCACAGGAAACGCTCTTGCAGGGGATCAGATAGGCATCGGGGCTTTGCTCAGCAGGCTGACGGCTTTTCCTTCAGAATTTTCAACAATTCTTTCAAT